TCTTACGACGCTACGGTTTTAAGACCACCATTGTATTGAATTACGCAATTGTATAATTGGATAACTATACTTCTTACATGAACTCTATGGATTATTCTTATTGATGTTCCCATCTCAAGCAAACAACTCGGATTGCTTGGTCATCTAACCCTTTCGCTACGGAGTTACCCTCACTACTTCAGGTCAAACAATATTCCACTTGTCTACTCGAGATCCATTTCTGAATCCGCAACTTACCCCAACCAAGGGTTTGTCACTTTATCCCACTTTCATGGTTTATTTTATTGACTATAGACGGCCAATATTTTTAATTCAAAGAACTGTTATTGTCTTTCAGGTTATTCACCCTTCTTTTACAAAGATAAGAAATCTTTATTGATATTCCAAATTATTTGGAAACTTTTTTTGATTTTTTTTCTTTTTTAATTTCATATGACCCACCTTGATCATGACCAACCTCGACCTTACCTTCAATTGTGTCTTCATTAGGGGATCCTTTCCATTCTGACTTGGAAACATACTTCCATTGGCTTCCAGCCATTTGATATGCCTGTACGTCACTAACTCTAATAATGTTTCCTGTTTTTGTATTTTTTAAGCACTTCATATTTTAGATTTTTTATAATATAAACAAAATAATTGGTAAAACCAAATTGCTGTAGTGGAAGGATTCGAACCATTCAAACGGAGATTCAATAAGTAACATAAGTGCTTGCAAGCAGGTGGTCTACCCCAGTATTACTTATCTATTTCTTTATCCGTACCCTCGGGACTGGAGGGTGTGTTTGCCAAGAGTGTTACCTCATTTTCACCACACTACAATTTTAATAAATCCTTTGTTTATCTTCTTCAGTTAATAAATCACGACCAAGACTAATAGTATTTTGTCTTCTACGAGCTTCTTCGGCTTCTTTATACCAACGAATCCAAGTTAACGAAATGTCGATAGGTGCTAATACCCACGCCATAATCATAACCATGATGGTATCCATTTCCGCCGAATTCGACGTTACACTACCATCATAACGTTGTTTGTATTTACTAAACAACTGATAAAAACAATACACAACACAAATAACATAATAACCTATAAACATAATAATAATTTTTTATTTCCAAAATAATGATATAATAATAATTGTAAAGGCTAATAATAATTGAACCGCAGTTTTCATTGTGAACGGTTGCCCAAAATGAAACGGATATAGAACCGCAGCAATCATAATACCTGTTACAAAAAACACAAACCTATTACTCCACATCTCACCATTAAATGCCATTACACCATAATGAGACGCTTTAATCCATAAGAATGTACAACCAACTGCGATTAAATATGGCCACGGAGTCTTAATCCAATTTTCCATTTTAAATTGCCAATACATTATATACCAATGACCAACTGACCCCAATAGGAAAAGTGATATTGATGTTAATAAATTTATAATCTGTGGTTTCATATTATTAAAAATCCCCGTCTTTCCGAGGTGCCACTTAGTATTCTAGATTTCTCCTTGGGCTAAGACCCGTGCGATGGGGGTAGGATTCGAACCCACGAGCCGCTTTCACGACTGTCGCATTTCAAGTGCGATCTCGTCAACCACTTGAGTACCCCACCATTTTTATTTATTAGAAACATTATAACCATTATATTCTAACACTTGAATACATTTTTCTAATAATTCATCTACGGAAATGTCACTTTTCATTTTATTTAAAGTTGAACTGATCAAACCAGCATTTTCTAATGTGTTTTCACCACCTTTTGTTGATGGTATTATATGATCTATACAATAAGTTTTAGTTTCATATAAATTAATTAGTTCACCTGACAAATAACATTTAGGTTCGTCCCCAATCTTTAACAAAAAATCTTCAATATTAAAAGTAAGTTCAGGTTTAGTGATTGAAATTTTAGAACCCTCTCTTCTTTGGAAATCTCTAACTTTACTAAGAACTCTTTTACCTAAATTATCTCTATATCTAAAGGCATATAGTTTTTTTTGTAAAACAAATTCAGGTTTAGATTTAGTTTTATTATTTCTTTTTTTAGTTTTTTCTTTTTGATTATCCCCCAAATAGTACGAAATTGTTGATTTACTACAATCCAGTTCTTTCATTATTTTATTATAGGAATAACCTTCTTTTTTTAATTCAATAATTTTATTTGCAAGTTCAGTCATGATATTCTTTATATATAAATATCAGGTTCGAACCCAAAAGTCAAAAATCGAACTATCTTTTTTTCAAAGAACTTTTTGCGGACCGTAGGGGTTACGCTCCCCTCATACTGATGTGACAAACCAGCGTTATGCTAATTAACTAACAGTCCGTGTTTGATTCTAACTCACCTTAAGTTGCACCATCCGAGTCACTGCTCTGGTTGACAAAGTCCTCGTTGAGTTAGTTTCAAAAAGTTACAGGTTTTTCGTACCATCTATGTACATCATAACAGACATAATCTGCGGTTACATTTTCGTATCGGGTTAATTATTCCCAACTTATAGTAACTCTACCCTCACCGTTCTACATCTAGATTCAAACGGATAGTTGGGATTCATAGACAGTGGGGTTACACCACCGTCGTCACCTGTTTTACAAAGATAATAAATATATATGAATATACAAAATTATCTTTAAAAAAATTTTATAATTAATTAAGAATCAACTAATAAGGTGTGATATTTATCAGTATGACAAAAATAAAGGGACTCTCTCTCCTTTTATGTACCTTGTTCTTGGCATTCTCTTCATTTGCACAGGACACGTATAAAGTGTACATATCTGGCGTTGAGAACAAAATCAAAATCGGTAAATTTACGGGTAATAGGAACTTCGCATTTGGTGTTAAAAACATCTTTGAGGAGATATTACAAGATAAGGAGTTTTCCATTGTGGAAACTCGTAGTGAGGCGGACATTATATTAAGTGTTGACCTTCTATTTTTTGATGTGAATAGAACCAAAAGGAACATATCTGTGTTCCATTCTGATGTTGAAGAAACATTGGTGATCATGAAGGCGATTACAACCGATAAATCCGGTAAAAAATTAAAAGAATCTATTGCCGAAGAATCAAGTTCGGAAATATCCACATCCACGTTAATAACTGACGATGGCAGTGGAAAAATAAATCAACAAGCATTGTCTTCGGCAATTAAGAAGACATGTGTTTCGTTGGTGGACAAAATATTTTTAAATAAGAAATGAAAAAACTAACATTTTTAATCGGGATATTATTTTTATCCTTACAATCGTTTTCACAATTAACGGTTAATCAATCTGTAACACCTACAACAGGATTAAAGGTTGGTGATACGGTTTCGGTAAAGTATACGGTTGCTAGAGGCACAACAACTCCTCGTTATTTTTGGTTAAGATATAACTATAATAACAAAGCACTTGCATATGTCTCAACAACGTTCTCACAAGGAACATCAGTTCAAACATTCTATACAAGTTGGTCATCTTATAAGTTTACCGCAAGTACTGCAAATAGTATTACCGCAACAAGTTTATATGCTCAATATGGTGCGACACCTTGGGGATACGCAACTAATGCAGATTGGAACGCAGGTCAATTAACTGTTCAAAGAACGGATGCATCAATCAACGGAGATATAGCAACTCAAAAATATGTAATTAAAGATTTAGGTTCATATAATGATATTCACAAATTGGATTTATCATATTCAATTGACGCTGCGGGTGCTTATATCTCACCTATCACAACTGATCCTGGTACATTATCTTTATCCAATGTAACGGGTAATACATCTCAATTCAAAGTAAGGGTATTATTCCCAACAGGATACGATATTACTGCACATAGTGTTGCATTATTTCCAATAAAATCAGATGGTACTATTGATTGGAATGTAACACCAATTGCAACTAAAGTATTGGACGCAAGTGGTGAGGCAACATTTACATCGGGAGTTAAAGTTGGTGATAGTTTAGCATTATGGATGTATGGGGCAACTGGAAAGGCTTTTATGAATAACATCATTACAGTATCGGATGCATATAAAGCATTCTTAGGTATTTCACAAGTAGATTTAACAGGTAACCCAACATATTTTACAAGACCAACATTACAAAAGAACATAGGTCAAATTACAAAAGATAAAGGAACATTTAGTGAGAGTGATTCATACTATATGTTTGCATATGTAATGGGTATTGATGTAAAAGAAAAAGCATGGGTACCATTAAGTACAAATAGTGGATTATACAAATGGTTTAGTGGATTATTAAATCAAAGTTGGTTAGATGGTGTTCCTACTTATAAAACAAAAGTAACATCTTCAAATCAAGCGGTAGATATGGTTTATGCTTGGGGTGGTGATTTGGATTGGTCTCATTCATCTGACCCTGATGTAATTGCATCTAGAATTGCCGCAGGTACTTATGCAAATTCAATAAAAGATGGTACAGC